CTAGGCAAGCTTCTGATACATTGTCTGGGACACGCTTCCATCCATACCAACCTTGAACATCGTACTGGTATCCTTTTTTAAATGATCCAGAGTATCCTTGGTCATTAATTGATGGAGGTATAAGTCCATTGGCTGTATACACAATGTTGTCCATTAAGTTCTGCTTGTTTGCTGCAATTGCATATTGTGATTCTGTTATTAGATGAGTAGAATAAAATGGTCCTGGGAGCGGTACGCCTTCTTCTTTAATAAAATCAATTTGCAATATTCTTGTCTTTAACGGAAGCACGTCTGTGCCACTGCCGTACTGAGTCTCCGTCATATATTTTTCTGAAAAGAATTGATTTGTATAGGCATCAATTAATTTTCTTGCGTATCGTTCTGCAATTTTTAATTCATTATAAGACCTATAGTTTGGGTCAGATACGTCTGTTCCAATATTTAGTCTATCAAGTGATTCAGAAATGCTAACATACGGCCTGACAACATCTACTATTTGTTTGTGTGTTGTTGGGATTCCGTTTACAGAATAGCTCCAGGTAATCTCTAGCGTAGGCTCATTAAAGTTAGATGCCGCTTGTGGAATTATAATTTCGTAAGTCCCAAAGTCTGAATCTAACTTTGTTGCAGTGTAGGAAGCTGATGGCAAACCGCCAAACGGTGCTCCGTCTGGGTTGGATCTTTTAGTTAACGCAGTTACTGTGCCGTCTGCGTCTGTTATTTCACCTGCCCAGTAAATTTTAGTTATTACTTTTGAGGCTTGATCTTTATATATTTCTGCCATTAACTTATGTTAACGTTTAGTTGTAGAAGTCTTGAACTTCCTTTGGTGTCGCTAAACGAAAACCCTCCTCTGTATCAAAGATTTTTTGAGCATCATCTTCAGACATTGCTATAAAAGGATGATCTTTTGTAAAGGTATATCCGTGGATATCGTATCTGTGATTATCTCTTGTCATTCTTACAAGCAGGGTATCTTCTGGTTGCGCTTTTGGATCAAACTTTGGAAGAATTTCAATTTCTTCTGTGTCTCTTTCAATTGCCTCTACCGTACTTTGATATACACTCCAGGTAACGCCTTCTTCTGCTAGAGCTGCAATAATGTCTTTTTTATTCTTTAGGCCTTCTGTATCAACTGCAAAATCTGTTGCAATTACTTTTAATTCAGCCACCTTTAATGTGTCAAACGACATATTTTATTTCTCCTTTTTCTAGGTCCTTTAATTATAGCATTGTTAAATTTAAATGAAAAGCCCCCAAAATTAATTGGGGGCCTTTCTGTAGTCTAATTCTTAATTAATTAAGAAGCAACCTTAACGTTCTTTACAACGACCCAAGCGTCTGCCTGCTCGATTTGAACGCCAACACGAGTATACATTGTGTACTCGATTGTGTCCTTGCGTGGCTGGAAGAAGCGGTAAACAGTTACATCACGCTTGATACCAATAACTACGTTATTTGGGAATGTCAAGTGGACGTCTCCGTGTGAACCTGATGGGCTTGCGTATGTACCTGTCTGTGTCTCAGGAAGCAATGGAACTTCAACGATTGGAATACCAAATGCGTATGGAGCTACATATCCTGCTGGACCTCCAAGAACAGGAACATCACCACGGATAATGCCAGAGGCAATATCTTGTGGAGTAACGTTCTGAATGTTCTGTGAGTTAGAGAACAAGTAATCTTGGATCAAGTTTGATCCAGAAAGGAAGCGAAGGTCTGTACGACGTTGCTTGTACTTACGTGGCATTGCCTTAAGAGCCTTGTTGAAGATTTCACGGGAAATTCCCGCACCTGCTGCATCGACTACACGACCGTGTGTCTTTGCCTTCTTAACTGCACCGTCAAATGACTTGTACAGAGCATCGGCTGAAAGTGATGTGTCACCGTTAAGAATAAGATCTTCGATGTCATTTCCAGCTTGTGTTGCCATCATACGTGCAATATGATCTTCAAGATCTGCACCTTCGATATTGTCTTCTAGAGACTCAGTTGAAAGTTCCCAGTCCATGCGGAGCTTCTTTGTTGTTAGAGAGATCTTTGAGAATGTTACGCCTTGATTTACGGCTGTGTTTTCTCCTTCGGATGCAAGCTTTACAAGCTTTTCTCCTACTGACATACGATCAATCTCTGTTGTGTCAGACTTCATGCGAACTGTACGTGCAACCTTACCAATTACGGTAGCGTCGAACATATAGTCCAAGAATCTTGCTGATTGTTCTGGGTTAAGAAGACCACCGTTGCCATTTTCTGAAGCAACGTGGACGCCTGTACCACCAGTTGATGAGCCAAAACCAGTTGATACTGTTGTACCTGCTGCTGCGGCCTTTTCTAATAATTCATTACTCATTTTTATTTCACCTACCCTTAATTTTGAAAGATTTCATTTACGGAACCGAGGAAAGCTCCTGACCATTTTGATTTGGACTTTGTAAACACCTCAGACCCGCCAAGGTCAGAGGACTTCTTAATTGCGGTAGAGCCTTCTACGGCATCTACCTGCTTTTGAACACCTTCGATGGTGCCCTTTATTTCTGACACAGCATCACTAAGTGCGCTGTGCTTTTCTGCCAACTCTAAAATTCTAGCATCAACATTCTTGCTAAATGCTTCTACAGATGTTTTAATATCTGTAACTTGTGCAGCATTTACTTCGCTTGCCTTTGCTAGTGTTTCTGAGAAAAAGCCTTTTAGATCGCCTAACATTTTTGCAAAATCAGGTTCATCAACCATAACTTCTACTGCTTCGGCTGCTTTTTCAACGTTGTCGGCAGAGGTATCTTCAGTTGCAACTGCTGCAACTTCTAATGACTTGTCAAAAAGATTGACGCTTGATTCATCTGCTGCTGGAGCCGCTACGGCTTCTGCTACAGGTGCTTCTACGACTACTGCTTCTGCTACTGGAGCATCTGCAACATTATCAATTTTTGTATCTGACATTTTATTACCTCCTTCTACGTTTGCCTGTTTTGCTATTTGTGTTTCAGGCAACGGTAATCTTGACTTCTTAAATGAAGCAAGAATTCTATTTATTTCTTTTGATTTATTCATATCTGAACTCTCCACCCAGCCAATAAGAGCTGCTGGTTTTCCTGATACTGGTGATTCGAAAGTTTTTTCTGTTGACATAAATACAGAGTCGCTTTCCTCACAGTAAAAAATATTTTCTGTTACTACTTCCGTAGCGATACCTTTGTATACCATTTGACCATTTACTTTTTCAATTGAAAAAATGTTACAAAGTTCATTAGCTGGTGAATCTACAATTGAAAGCTCTACAAGGTCGTAGTCTTTAATAAATCTTACTGCTTCACCTGTTGCTTTGTTAACTTCGTTATCTGACTCTTTAATCTTTCCGCCGATTGAGAAACCAGAAAGAGTGCCGTCAAGAACCTTTTCCCAAGTATCTTGTGCACCCTTTGAAATGTATGATGTTACGTAAACACCGTTATAAAAATTATTAGACTTTTGGTCGTAGTATGTTTCTGGCTTAAAAGAAACAACTTTGCCGACGGCAATTGACTGATGCATCTCACGAAGATTTCCTCTAAAATTTTCAAATGCCTTCATGCTTGCTTCGGCTGTTACAACGTCGCCTGTTTGATCAACATTGTCAAGAGTCGCAAAACCTGATACGGTTCTGTTCTCACGATTTACTTTAGTGAATGGGACTGAGAGATGGAGGTTTTCTCCATCGCTAGACCAGTTGGACTTCTCGATGTTCATATGCTTAATTTTAATGCTTTATCTACTATAACGCAAATAGCAGTTGATTAAACTTATTTGACTTTTGGACCATCGCCTTTGGCATTTCTGCCTTCCCCAGTTTTATCTGGAGCATTAGCTGCCCTTTCCTGATCTCTAGTTTTATTGCCAGTGGACTTGGCTTGCTGATCTGCAGCTTGCTGTGGCTTTAATTCTACCATCTCGTCCCCACCCTCAACAGTTGTCATATTTTTTCTTAGACGAACTTCGTTAGGGGTAATTACCTTCATTCTCAAATAAATTTCATCAATTTGGCTTTGGGTTAATTCATCGGTCAAACTTAATTCATTAAATTTAAGCTGGACGACATCTGTCTTTTCTGCAATAATATAATTTAATTTCTTTTCAAGTCTATCCTGTGCTGGTCGACAAACCTGCTCTTTAAATGTTTTATCTGCATCACGAGCAACGGCTAGGTTAACTCCTTCAGGGGTTCCTATTTTATTAATAGGTACACGATGTGCAAGAAGTATTTCATCTCTATTTGTTTTACGATAGATATTAAATGAAGACTCTTGTTCTCCAGCCTCAATTGGCTCCATCTTAAATTCAGTCTTTGAGTCTGGGGTATCTGCTGGAAGTGGAATATATAGAGACCTATGATTCTTCCCCTTTAATCCAACCTGGAAAAATTCAAGAAGTTTTCTTTCTGATTCTGGAGAAAGCTTTGCTCCCTTTACTGTAATAATATATCTTGGGACCGCCTTGTTTTCAAAGTAGTCTAGGTTATATCTTCCAGCGAATTCGTTTCCTGCCAATGCCTGCTGAG